AGGTCGCAAACTGGCTTGTGACTTTTACTCCACAGCCTGTCCGGTTGGCGGTGGCAGTCCTTGGACTAAGGACGGAAGCAAAGCGGATGTTACATTAAATATTTATGCTCGCCGCTTAGCACTAGAGTACTTAAAAGATAACGACGAGTGCTTTGTTTATCTTTCTTCTTGTATCGGCAGGTCTGATTTACCCAGTGCCACGATTAAAACAATCAAAGATGGTAAAGCAACCTACGAAAATATAAAAATCAATAAAAAGCCTTTTGAATTAATAGAAGAATTAGATTTAAACAAACCAATATTTGCAAAACTATGTCGCGATGGCTTGGTTTAGATGCAACGGGTCCTTCCTCGTCTTTGATCGTATGCGGGGCTTCAAGCCGCGCTATTTTTCTAGCGAAACACATTTTTGTTTACTGGTCGGGGTATATCTGAAAGCCTTGTATTTATTGGCTTACAGAGGTGTTAAAACAATTTCGGCTGGTCACTTGTAATTTTGCCTGGTCACTTTCATTTTTTGGAGATTTTTATGGAGTTTCAAGAGAACTATCCAGTAGATAAACTTATACCTTATGCTCGTAATTCTCGCACACATAAGGATGAGCAAGTTGCTCAAATTGTGGCTAGTATTAAAGAGTTTGGTTTTACCAATCCAATTTTGATTGGTGGAGATGATGTCATTATAGCCGGACATGGCAGACTTTTAGTAGCCCAACGTATGGGATTAAAGGAAGTTCCAGTCATCATATTACCTCATTTGTCCGAAACTCAGCGCCGAGCATTAGTTATTGCAGATAATAAAATAGCTATGAATGCCGGATGGGATGAAGAAATGCTAGCTCTTGAAATGAAAGAGCTTGAGGATATGGACTTTAATCTTGATATTTTGGGCTTTTCAGATGAAGAGTTAAAAGAGCTTGAAGCCTTTGGCGAGCCTGAAACTGAAGGACAAACAGAAGAAGATGCTGTTCCTGAACCTCCTGAAGAGGCTATTACAAAACGTGGAGATATTTGGATTTTAGGTAATCATCGTCTGATCTGTGGTGACACGACAATGTATGATGATGTCAAAAAAGTAATGCAAGATGACATCGCTACAATGATTTTTACTGATCCTCCATACAATGTAAATTACGGCTCTACTATGAAAGACAGCATTAGATATCATGCCGGTTCACTTGGTGGTCGTAAAATTATGAATGATAATTTAGGCGATGGTTTTGCTCAGTTTTTAACTGACAGCTTGTCTAATCTTATGATGTTTTGCCAAGGTTCAGCTTATGTTTGTATGAGTTCATCGGAATTGCACACATTATATAATGCGTTTATTACAGCCGGTGGTAAATGGTCTACCTTTATTATATGGGCAAAAAACACTTTTACATTAGGCCGAGCCGATTATCAGCGCCAATATGAGCCAATTTTATATGGTTGGAATGCAGAACATAAGCATTATTGGTGTGGAGATAGAGACCAAGCCGATGTGTGGGAATATAACAAACCTATTAAAAATGACCTACATCCCACTATGAAACCTGTTGAACTTGTTGAAAGAGCTATTACTAACAGCTCTCGATCCGGAGATGTCGTGCTAGATGGTTTTGGCGGTTCAGGTTCTACTCTTATTGCCGCTGAGAAAACTGGTAGAAAAGCTCGTCTTGTGGAGTTAGATCCTAAGTTTTGTGATGTAATTGTAAGACGTTGGGAGGAATTTACTGGCAAGAAAGCTGAACTATTGGAAAATAATGCAGAAAGTTCGGAGGATGATGTCGAATTAACTGGATAAATAAAGAAATCCAAGCATTCATTGTATTGTAAAGAAACAATGGAGTTCATTATGAAAACAGTTAAAACCTACTTAGTACGTAAGCCGAGCGATTTAGATGAAGTCTTAAGCTTAACTCAAAAATATGGTTTTGAAGCAACCGAAGTTAAAGTAGCTGAAACCATTAAGTTAGATGAAAAAACATATCAAAGCATCTGCAATAATCCACTAGCTGATTATAATTTTTTAGCTGGTAAAGGTGGTTATGATGATAATGAGGTACGCCAAGTTATCGCCTTAAGCTACAAGGGTAAGCAAACTTTATATGCAGATCCATCAGGTTCAAGCTACTGTCGTTACTTAGGTATTAAGGTTAACGAAAGGAGTTAAGATGACTGAATTTTTACCAACACAAAATAAAAACTGGGGATTTTGGGGCGTTGCATTAAGTTATACAGATAAAGAACAGATGCCTAAAATATGGGCTGCAGCATTTAAAATTATTCAAAATAGTTCCGGATTTACACCCTTAGAAACATTAGCTCTGATGGATAGCCGATGGGGACGTCATATAGCTGATGAGTTCGCTGAAGAAATCAGTTGCGATTTAGAAACCTTTACAAAAGCTTTTAGTATGAAAATGACTAAAGAACGTTTGTATAGAGATTTTAATTATTACATTGATCCGGATGCTTACAAGTCAACCAAGCCAACGCGCCGTTATGAGAATTTCACAAAAGAACTTGCTAAGCTAAGCAAGACGTATGGTATTGTTATCAAATCCATTGGTGGAATTACCCTATGTTCACAAGAAAATTTGAAGAACTTCAAAGGATATACAACCGACCTAGAAAGCGGTGATTTAGAACCAGTTTGGGAGGCTTAAGATGGAAAAGAAAGAATTACCAGAGCAACAGTTAGCTAAAATAAAAACGATAGTTTCTATGTTCGATAAAGAAAGAGCTTTTATTGATACGGCCGTTTTTAGAATAAACGGAGAGTTCTTCGGTTATCAACCCTATGAGCAAAAATACAAAAAGAAATACGAAAGCATTCCCAATAGTCGGTTAGATAAAATCCGAGAGTTATTGGTTGATTTTGAAAAGAAACTAAATGCAGAAAAAATTGATTTATTGCTCTGTTATGTCTCTGTTGAGGAAGGTGGTGCTATTATTAATTTCGGTTCTGAAGCTATTAAAATGAAAGATTTTGTGATGCAAGAACTTAAAGAACTGGAGGAGAGACATGCCCAAATATCCTGATATTACAGTTGAATTGGTTGGCCAAAACGGGAATGCTTTTTGTATTTTGGGAATTTGCTTTAGAGCAATGAAAGAAGCTGGCTTATCTCAAGAGGAACTAGATAAATTCCACGATGAAGCAACATCTGGTAATTATAATCATTTGCTCATGACTTGTATGGAATGGTTTAACGTAGAATAAAATAAGGTTAAATAATTATCAATGGGACAAAAAGTATCACTTAGAGAATATGCTAGAATACGAGGAGTTCGACTTAATGCTGTACAAACAGCGATAAATTCAGGACGAATTCATAAAACTGCTGATGGCAAAATTGATGTTGAAGAAACTAATAAAGAATGGTTTATGAATACAGATCCTGCAAAAAGCAGAAAAGCTGATCCTTTGTTTGAGGGCTCTGTTGATGCTCCCAAACAAGGTATGTCAAACTTTCAACAAGCTAAAACTGCAGATATTTATTATCGTGCAATGTTGGCAAAAGCCAAATTAAAAATGATTACAGGAGAAACTATCGACCGCAAAAAGGCCGGTCAGCACGCTTTTAACCTTGGGAGATCGTTGAGAGATTTATTTGTAAGTTTTTCTACCCGTTACGGTGCATTAATTGCGGCGGAGCTTGGTGCTGATGAACATAAAACAGTAATGGTGCTAGATGAATATGTTCGAAAACTCTTATCAGAAAGCAAGGATCTTATCGACCGAGAACTTTGAAGCCGCAGATTTTATTGAATGCGAGTTTTTTCGTGGTGTTGAACCTGATTCATATATGTCAGTGTCAGACTGGGCTGATGAATATCGGGTTTTATCTAGTAAATCTGCATCTGAACCAGGAAGATGGAGAACAGCGAGAACACCTTATTTAAGGGAAATTATGGATAATCTATCGCCTAAGAGCCCAATACAAAAAGTTGTATTTATGAAAGGAGCTCAAATCGGAGGCACAGAATGTGGTAATAATTGGATTGGCTATATAATGCACAAGGCTCCCGGTCCGATAATGGCAGTGTCGCCGACTGTGGAAATGGCCAAGCGAAACTCCCGTCAGCGTATTGACCCGTTGATTGAGGACTGTCCGGCGTTAAAAAATCTGGTCAGTTCGCCTCGTTCTCGTGATAAAGGTAACACGATGCTTTCAAAGGACTTTCAAGGCGGTGTGCTTGTTATGACTGGTGCAAACTCGGCCGTTGGACTTCGTTCTATGCCGGCAAGATACCTGTTTATGGACGAAGTGGACGGTTACCCTCAGGACATTGACGGCGAAGGAGACCCAATCCTTTTGGCCGAACGAAGAACGGCAACCTTTAATAAAAGGAAGAAGATATTCTTGGTGTCCACCCCGACTATCAAGGGCCTGTCTAACATTGAGCGTGAGTTTGAAAACTCCGATAAGCGGTATTATGTCGTGCCTTGCCCTTACTGTGGCGGATTTCAAAAGTTGGAATGGTCACAAATTAGAGCTGAAGCTGATAATGTTTATTATGAGTGCGAACATTGTAATAAACTCATCGGTGAGCATTATAAAACGCAGATGTTGGCAAATGGCCATTGGCAGGCAACCGCCCAAAGCGATGGTATAACAGCCGGATATCATTTGTCTTCGCTTTACTCTCCGGTTGGGTGGCTGTCTTGGAAAGAATGCGT